ATGCGAATCGACCAGCTCACCCTCAATCCTCGCCGAGCTGCCGCCTACCAGTCGCCATGTGTCACCTTAGACATTGGTGATCGGATCACAGTGGAACGCACGCCACAAGACGTCGGCGCTCAAATCACAAAATCTCTCATCATTGAAGGCATCAAACACTCGATCACACGCGACAGTTGGGTTGTAACCTTCAACACAGATCCGACATTGCAAAACGCGCCATTTGTTTTGGACTCGGCAACACTAGGAGTCCTCGACACCAATATCCTCGGCTATTAGGAGACACCCATGGGGTCCGGTTTCAAAAACTTCACAGCAACAGTTCTCACAGCTTCAGACGTCAATAATTTCCTCATGGAGCAGTCCGTGATGTCGTTTGTTTCTAATGGCGCGCGCGATGTTGCGATCACAGCTCCCGAAGACGGCATGGTTGCCTACATCCGCTCTAACGACAGCAGCGAAGGCCTCTACACCTACAACGGGACTTCCTGGCGTAAAGGTCCAGGCTGGAACGCCCCCTGGGGCGTGCAGTTGTACGCCCAAGACACTGTGAACACTCGCGACTTCACCGGAACTCCGGCAACAATCACAAACATCACCGGCTCTGTCTCTGTAGTCAACAACAGGAGATACCGCTGTACGTTTCAGTGTCGCTACCTCAACACCTCTACAGGTGCCGCCAATACGTTCACGATGAGAGCCGGTGGCACCGGGTTTTGGTCTGGAATCGAAAACAACTACTCAAACATCAACGACCAAATCTACAACGCAGTTTCAATTTATTCAGCAACGTCTAGCTCAACTCTGACCTTTGACGTGCAAGCCTCAGCAGGCACAGGAACGCTGAAAATCTACGGAGCAAACGCCACCACACAATTTACAGTCGAAGACATCGGCCCATACGGCGCACCGGTCTAATGTCTGACACCGAACCGACTATCCCGGATCCTGACGCGCTTGGACTTATTCCTTACTTCGCGCCGCCAGCCGACGAACCAAACCCTGACGATCGGGAAGTCCAGTGACGACCGCTCAGCAAGTTCTCGACTTCGAAGGCGCGCGCTTGGGTCAAGGTGGCGACGAGACATGGGCCTGGTACCCCTTAAGCCGAGGAACGGCCTGGTGTATGGCGTTTCAGTCGATGGCTTTGACTGAGTGTGGAATCCCGATCCGCTACGCCTGGGTATCCGCCTGCTTCGACGACTACCGCCGACAGGGCCGCAACTCCACCGACATTCGCACAGCCCAACCAGGCGACCTCGTCGCCTTCGAATGGGGATCCACACCAGGCGGATACGACCATGTCGCCATGATCATCGGCCTCACCGAAACCGGCGCGTGGACCCGAAACGGCAATGTGAACGGCTCCAAAGTGAAAGACCTGTGGTTTCCGTTCGATGGTGGTGGCATGGCCGAGATTGCTAGGCCACCATATTCGACAGCTCCTACACCGACTCCCACCAACGCAAAGGACCGGGATATGTTCCATCTCATCAACACAGACGGCCGAGACGAATTCATCGCCCTCACAGAAGGCGGACAGGTTGTGTCCTGTTGGTCCGGAACGCCTGGTGGTGTCATCGGTCCTTGGATGGAACTGAAGCCTGGCATTGCCGGATCCAACCTTGTCGCCGAGAAAGCCCCTGACGGCCGTCTCTGTGTCACCCTCGCCGCCTATGGCGAACTCTACGGATCATTCCAGGCAGCGCCTTCGACTGGCCCTTGGTGTGACTGGTTCAAAGTCAACGACCTCCGCCGCCTCGGCAACTAACCGGCCAGGGGTGTTCATGTCATGCAGTGGGAACCAATCATCGCCGCGTCCGTCACCGGACTTCTAGCCTTCGCCGGAGTCATTTGGCAGTCACGGAAAACCCGTCGAATCAACACCGACGAACACTCCGAGAACTCGCGCAAACTTGACCGGATTGAGAAGAAGGTTGACTCCACAGCCGAGAGAGTCGAAACTGTCTCCGACCGGCTTGACGACCATATCGTCCTGCACCGCATGACAACCCGAACCCCATGGTGGCGTAAATGACATTTGCCGACGACGTCCGAGAAGAAACCCGAACTTCCGGAATTGAATGTCGACTCTGTGTTCTACTGAAAAACATGGACACAAAAACCCGTGGCGAAGTCAACGAAGTCCTCGCCGACCAGTCCTGGAACGCAGAGGCAATCTCTAGGGCAATGAAGCGGAGAGGATGGGAGATCCGTGGCGACTCAATCCGAAAACACCGACGAAACTGCCTCGTTCGCTGACGAAGTAGCGGCAGGATCACGGCCCCGACGAAACCATCCGCAAGGCTGGGAACCAGGCGTCGCATGGAACGGTCGAGAAGGAACCCTCACCACCCCACCCCTCGAGGCCGACCCGACAACAGGGGTTTGGTCTGAACTCGTCGCCGACTGGGGCTTGGATCCGCTCACCACTGAAGTGGTCGAAGGATCGGTCCAAGTCCGAGCGTGGGACACGCATGATGGCCGTCGGCTTCGCTATTACAGGGCGACATTGCGCGCGCGTGAACTGGACTATGACCGACCTGATGTGGACGCTCTCTGCCGCCTAGTGGAGAAGAGGCGTCCTGTGAAGCCTCTGAAAGGCCCTGAGAGGCCCGACCGGGCGTTGGTCGTCCTCATAGCCGATTGGCAGCTCGGAAAGGCTGGGGAGCCAAATGGCGGCACCCCCGAAACCGTGGAAAGAATCTGCCAAACCCTCGACTATTTGCCGGCTCGCATTAAAGAACTCAAAAAAGCGGGACGACCCGTCGACACTGTCTACCTCGTCGGCCTCGGCGATTTGGTGGAGCAATGCACCGGCCACTATCCCGGCCAAACCTTCAACGTCGACTTGGACAGGCGTGAACAAATGCGCCTCGCCCGCCGACTCATCCTCAGAGCCGTCGACAACGTCCTCGGCCTCGCCCCACGAATCGTCCTAGCTGCTGTTCCTGGCAACCATGGCGAAAACCGTCTGAACGGAAAATCCTTCACCCGCACCACCGACAACGACGACCTCGCCGTGGTGGAACAGGTCGCCGAAATCCTCCAAGCGAACGAGGAACGCTACGGCAGCTGCACAACCGTCCTCGCCTCAGGAAACAACCTGGTCCTCAACATCGCCGGAATCCCAGTCGCCTTCGCCCACGGCCACAAAGCCGGCGCCTCCGGCCACCCAGCCGCCAAACTCGAAAATTGGTGGAAAGGCCAAGTCATGGGGCGCCAGCCAATCGCCGACGCCGACATCCTCATCACCGGCCACTATCACCATTTCATCTGTTCGGAGACTTCTGGCCGAACTTTCATGCAGGCACCCGCGATGGATGGTGGCTCTTCATGGTGGACTGACATGAGCGGCCAAAACTCACCCGCTGGACTTCTCACCCTCGGCATCGGGACCGGCTACGGACCTCGAGGCTGGGGCGACCTACACATTCATTCTGCATAAGGAACCCGACATGGAAGAAGAACCTGAAGTCGACGAATACTTCGACGCCGCCTGGCCCTCAATCCTCCTGGATGGCTTCGCCTTGGTCCATGGTGACAGGGGACGCGCATACGGGCCTCCCTGGAATGATTATCAAAAAGTAACCAACCTCTTCAACTCTCTATGGGGAGACGACGTCCTCGACGTCAACGCCGGCATCCTGTTTATGGTTTGCATGAAACTCAGCCGAATCGCCCACGGCCTTGAATCCGGCTTTGACGCCGAACAGCTCAAAGACTCCATCACCGACGCCGCCGGCTACCTCGACTGCCTCTACGGATCACTTCTGAACCCTGCCACCATCGCTGTCTCTTTCGACGTCGATGACGATGAGGAAGAATGGATTGACGAGGAGGAAGAATGACCATCACCATTGAACCCGACGTGATCCCCCTCACCCGCCCCGAAGAGGAACCGGACGAATACGATCCGGAAGAACACGAATACCCCGACGAGCAGGAATACCCAAGCCCAGATTGGAAACCGTAATGTTCACCAAATCCTTCGTTTTGCAGCTCGTAGAACGTGCCATCAAAACCTTCGCCCAAACACTCGTCGCTCTGGCAGGCGCCTCCCAGATGGATTGGCTCAGCCTCGACTGGGTGCAACTGGCCGCCACCGCTGCCATCGCCGCTGGACTTTCTGTCCTCACGTCTATCGCTTCGGACAAGATTGGCCCGACCGACTCACCGTCCATGGTTTCCACATACAAGGGACCCTGATATGTCACCGGCAAATCTTCCCCTCAACATTCGAATCGGCGACACCGAAACCATTTCCGTTGCCATTAAAGATTCGACCGGCGCCCCTGTGAACATCGCAAGCCGCACCTACGCCGCCCAGATCCGCACAACCACCGACGCTGCCACAGCCCTCGCCACGTTCTCCTGCTCGATTGTGTCCGGAGCAGCCGGCACGCTCACCGCCACACTCTCGGCGACGACGACAGCAGCTCTCACCGCTGGCCTTGCTGTCTGGGATCTCCAAGAAACCAACGGCACAACCGTCACCACCCTCCTCGGCGGTTCCGTGACCATTGTGCAGGATGTGACCCGGTCGTGAGTCAACAAGTGACTGTGAAACTCACAGACGTCACACTCACTCAAAGAACCGACACCATCCAAGTGACACAGGCTGTCCCCGAAGTTGTCATCGCTGGCATTTCCGGCCCTGCCGGCCCCTCATGGACCGGCTACTACGGCTCCTTCAGCGACTCCACCACCCAAACCATCGTCGCCGACACCGCCACACCCATGACTTTCGACACCACAGAAGAATCCGATGGTGTCACAATCGGAACACCAACCAGCCGAATCGTCATCGCCAACGCCGGCACTTACAACATCCAGTTCTCGGCACAAATCGACAAAACCGATGGCGGCTCCGATGACATCACCATTTGGCTCGATGTCGACGGAAACGATGTGGCACGATCCGCCACCGACCTCACTATCCCCAACAATCCGGGACGAGACGTGGCCGCTTGGAATTGGGTCTACACATTCACAGCGGGACAGTATTTCCGTCTCATGTGGTCAACACCTGACAATCGAATGCGCCTGTTGGCAGCCGGTACTAGAACTGCCCCTGTCCGACCGGCTGTCCCATCCGTAATCCTCACAGTCACGCAGGTCCAATAGATCCCCGATTCGACGACGACACCTCCCTCCCCTGGGTGTCGAATGGAACCTCGAGGCGAACCGCCACGCACTCTGAGAACCACAACCGAATCGGACGCCGGAAACCCCAGCCACCAGCCTTCCCCCAGGCCCCGTGGCTGGGGTTTCTGCATCCCCGAAAAAAGATCCTTGACATCCTTAAAACAATCCTTTAAAACTTCTGATGTGGAGCAGCCGCCCCACACACAAGAAAAGCCAACAGACAAGGAACCCCGACATGGCCGCAATCAAAGAACTCGACACCCTCCTCCACCAACTCATCCAAGCCGAGGAAAAGACCGACGAATACGCCACCATCATCGGCAACGTCGAACACATCCACGACGAATACGAACCCTCCGACCACATCGAAGACCTCTACATCACAGCCCTCGTCCAAGCCGAAATCCTCGCCGAAACAGTCGTCAACATCCTCCACCCGCAAGACTTCGCCACCGACGACAACTTCTGGCACGCCATCGTAAACGTCCGCCTTTACATCCAAAACACCGACGTCAACGAACTTTCCATCGAAGGACTCGAAGCCGAAATCGCAAAGGTGAACTGATGTGGACTGTCATTTGCCTCATCCCAGCAGCTCTCCTCTTCGCCCATCAGATCCGCAAAGCAAACACGCTCAGAGAAGCGACACCGACCGGGACGCCTGTCATCGTCCTCATCGGAGAAGACTTGGAGATACCGCAATGACCGAACCAAACGCCATACGCTGTCTCCAATGCAAAAGACTCTTTCGCCGCACCGGAGAAGGCGCCCAGGAATATCTTGACCATCGGGAAACCTGCCCCGACACTTACACCGGCTACAGCAGCAACCACCCGACAAACCACACCCCCAAAGGTGCAGCATGAAACAAACAGCGCAATTCCTCACCGGCCTCACCGCCTTCGCCTTGCTGCCAGTCCTCGTCGAGAACACAGCGCAACACGACGCCCTCGGCCCTGTCCTCGGACTCACAGTCCTCCTCGCCATCGTCGCTGTCGGGATCTTCGCCCTGCCAGTTAGGAACCGGCAATGGTGACCGACACGCTGGCCTTCATCGGAATCCTCCTCATCGTCGCCCTGGTCATGGGATGGGTTTGGGTTATCTCCGAAGGCGTTTTGTGAGCAACCCAAACAAGGCCAAAGGGTCAGCCGCCGAACGTGCCTCCTGTGACTATCTGAACGTCCGAGGTGTCGAAGCCGAACGAGTCCCAGCCGGCGCAACCCTCGACCGTGGCGACATTTGGGTCCCCGACAAAAACTGGCCTGCCATCCAAGTCAAAAACCATGCACGCCTCGACCTCTCCGGCTGGGTCGACGACGTCGCCATTCAAGCGAAAAACGCTGGCCGAGAAACCGGAATCGTGATCCACAAACGACGTGGCAAAGGCAACCCCGCCTCCTGGTACGTCACCTGCACCCTCGACACCCTCATCACACTCATCGAAGGGAACAAACGATGACCGACACCACAATCCACAACTTCTGTCAGCAACTCACAGCACTCGCCGAAACAGACGAACCCGACCTCGAACTCGTCCTCGACGCCGCCGACATCATCGCCGCACAGCTCGAAGAGATCCGACGCCTCGAAAACATGATCGCCAACCTCAAAGCCGAAAACGCAACCCTCAAACAGTACGGCTTCTACGAGTGAACCAACCCGAGCAACACCCCGACCTACAAGACATTTGGACCGACCGGGCAGCGTGCAAAGGCCGAACAGACCTGTTCTTCGTCAACCGTGGCGACACCACCCAAATGAACAGGGCAAAAGCCATTTGCAAAACCTGCCCAGTCATCGACAACTGTCGCGAATACGTCACCTACAACCCCGAACGATATGGAATCTGGGCTGGCATGACCGAAAAAGACCGACGCGCCTACCGGCTCGAACAGGGAATCAAACTTCCCAACGCCCCACACGGCACAAGACGCCGCTATGCGGTCGGCTGCCGCTGCCCCGAATGCCGCCTCTCCAACGCCCGATTCCGAGCCGAATGGAACAAACGATGACCAGGGAACACGGCACCCGAGCCAAATACGTTGTCGAAAAATGCCGCTGCCAACCCTGCACCATCGCCAATCGGCTCTACGCCAGAGAACGAGACAGAACAGAACGTCGAGTCGCCTACGGCATCGAAGCGCCAGCAGTGATCTTCATTGACGCCACCGAAACTCGAGAACACATCCAATGGCTTCGCAAAGTAGGAGTCGGGAGACGGCAAATCCACGCCACCTCCGGAGTCGCCCTGTCCACCATTCAAAAGATCGCCTCAGGGCAGCTTCTCCGCATCCGACCAAAAACAGCCGACCGGATCTTGGCTGTCGGCCGACACAGAGCAGCTGGCGGAACACTCGTCGACGCCAAACCCACCTGGCGCCTCATCAACGACCTGCTCAAACACGGCTGCACTCGCGCACAAATCGCCCGCCACATCAACCCTGACGCGCGCGCTTTGCAAATCTCTAAAACCAAGATTCGAAAGTCGACAGCCGAGGCAGTGCAGCAGCTCCACGATCAAATCATGTTTCGGATCGTCGAGGAACGCCGGCTCAGCAACGAACGGACCAAAAAGTCTCGGGCAATGCGCGCGACTGTCACAGGCTCCGAGGACGATGAAACCAAGACCAACAGTTCCAACCATTCACAACTTGCCACATCACAAACATGAACAGGAACCCCGGTTGGTTCGAGACGATGGCGTAGATGGCCCACGGCCACGAATGCAACATCACCACCAACCAGCCCCACCACCGGCCCCGACCGGCCTGCCACATACCAAACACACCCAGCAGCTCAAACAGCGACAACACCAACGGCCACATAACAAACTCCAACCCGACAGGAAACCAAATGACAACGCTAGACCCTGAAGCAATCAACAGCCTCAACCAGCCCACCCCAGAAACCCGCCGAGACCGCTGGGGCCGATACCAAGTCCTGCCCCCTCGAGGCGAGAAACTTGTCGGCTACACCAGGGCGACGACGATTTCCAAAATTCTCGACGACTCCTCGAGTCTCATGGCCTGGAACTCCCGAATGACCGCCATCGGTCTCGGCCTCCGACCAGACCTCGTCGCCCTCGTCGCCACCACCCCACAAGACGACAAAAAAACGCTGGACAGTTTGGTGAAGCGCGCGTCCGAAGCAGGCGGAGCCACAGTCCGACGGGATCTCGGAACCGCTGTCCACGGCCTCCTCGAACGTCGTCTCAAAGACCCCACGTTCATCGCCCCCGACCCATACCAAGCCGACATCGAAGCCATCCTCTCCGCCCTCTCCGATGCAGGACTGTCTTTCGTCGACGGCATGACCGAACGAATCGTCGTCAACGACGAAATCGAAGTCGCCGGAACCTTCGACCTCGCCCTCACCGATGGCGAAGAAACCTTCATCGCCGACCTTAAAACTGGCAGCTCAGTCAAATACGGAGGCTTGGGCTTTGCCATCCAACTCTCCATCTACGCCAACGCCTCCAACCTTTACACCCAAGGCCCAGCCAAAGACGGCTCCGAAGACATCCGGGAACCCATGCCGAATGTTTCCAAATCCGCCGGAATCATCATTCACTGTCAACCAGGCTCCGGCCTCGCCGAACTCCACTGGCTGGATCTCGAAGCCGGCACAGAAGCGCTCCACACAGCCCTCGAGGTACGCCGGCTCCGCAAATACACACCCATCCACCCATTCACCCCACAACAAGCCACAGCAGCCCTGTACGGACGCCAGCGGCCGGGACAAGTGCAACACGTCGACGATCCGTGGCGAATCGCGACACTCGACCGGATCTCCCGAATCATCGTCGACGGACACGCCCAAGCACTCGCCGACGCCTGGCCCGACGGACACCCAACCCTCAAATCAGGCGACCCAATCACCTTGGATCAGGGAGACGGAATCTCACGCGTACTCGACGTACTCGAAAAAGAACTCGGCCTCCCCTTCGCGTCACTCCCA